ATGTTACCTTCTAATCTTAATAATGCGATTAGAGCATTAATGAAGAACACTAGAGATTGGTTTAATGATGCACAATGGATTGAATATGGAGATGGTGATGCAACATACACAGCAGCTTATGTTAGTGGAACTGCATTTACAATTAATGGTGTAGATGTAACTGCAATTTATCATGCAGGTAGAAGAATTAAAATTACAGATACAGCCGCAACACTTTATGGAACTATTGCAAGTACATCATTTTCTACAAATACAACAGTTAATGTAACTTGGGATTCAGGTTCTTTAACATCAGGTGCATTAAACAATGTTTACATTGGTGCATTATCAAAAACAAATGATTCTATTCCAACAGGAATATCTGCTGAAAAAATTGCAAATGGAACTGTATCAGATGCAGAGTTTCAATATTTAAATGGTGTAACATCAGCAATACAAACTCAATTAGATGCAAAAGCAGCAACTATAACTGGTGGTGCATCAACAATAGCTACATCAGATTTAACGGCATCAAGAGCTTTAGCTTCTAATGCTTCAGGTAAAGTTGCAGTTTCATCTGTAACATCAACTGAGCTTGGTTATGTATCAGGTGTTTCTTCTGCAATACAAACACAGTTAGATGCAAAAAATGTAAAAGCAAATAATTTAAGTGATGTTGTTTCAGCTTCAACAGCAAGAACAAATTTAGGTTTAGCAATAGGATCAGATGTTCAAGCATTTGACGCACAATTATCTGATGTTGCAGGATTAACTCCTACAGATAGTAATTTTATTGTAGGTAATGGTTCTAATTTTATAACAGAAAGCGGAGCTACTGCTAGAACATCTTTAGGTTTAGGAACGATTGCAACACAAGCATCTAATAATGTAAGTATTACTGGTGGAGCTATAAGTGGTATGTCTGCACCATCTGGTGCTACAGATGTAGCAATTAAAAGTTATGTAGATGATTTAGTAGCAGGATTAAAAACAAGAATTATTGTAAGAGCAGCAACAACAGCAAATGTTAATTTATCTAATGCTTTGGAAAATGGCGATACTTTAGATGGTGTTACATTAGCAACTGGTAATAAAATTTTAGTAAAAAATCAAACAACAGCAACTGAAAATGGTATTTATGTTGTTCCATCAAGTGGTGCAGCTAGTAGAGATTCAGATTTTAATACAGTAGATGAATTAGCAGGTCAGCTTGTTATTGTTCAAGAAGGTACAACAAACGAAGATACAATATTTTTATGCACAACTGACACAGGTGGAAGTATTGGTAGTGCAAATATTACTTTTTCACAAGTACAACCTCAGTTTACAGGTACTGTAAGTTCAGTAGCTGTAGCAGACTCAGGTTCATCAGAATTTACTGTAAGTGGAACACCAATTACTACTAGCGGAACGATCACACTTGCTGTAAATAGTATTAACGTAAGTAAAATAACAAATGCAGCTTCAAAAGGATTTGCAACTGCTATGGCAATAGCTTTATAAGGAGGAAAAATGGCACAAGACTTTGAATCAGATGGCGGTCAAATAACTAACTCAGCAACTACACTATTAACAGCTAATAGTGATGATGCTATTGTTGGATTAAGATTAGCTAACATAACTACTGCGGCAGTAACTGTTAGTGTCTTTATTTTAGAAGGCGGCTCTACAACAAGATACCTTGTTAAAGATTTAAGTTTACCTGCGGCAAGTTCAGTTGAACTTATCCAATCAGGATCGAAAGTTGTTATGCAGAATACAGATGTTTTAAAAGGACAATCATCTGCTGCATCAAGTGTAGATGTTTGGATTAGCAGAGTTGACTCAATTAGCACATAAGGAGAATAGATGAATATTTTTGGTCAAGATTATATTGGAGATAAACCAGCAACAGAAACTGTTTATCATCATGCAGGAACATTAGATAAAAATATGGTTATTGAAAATGCTGTATTAGCAGGACCAGTAACTTTTACTAACACAGTAACAGTAACAGGAACATTAGTTATCGTATGAGTAAGATAGAAGTAAATACAGTTGACGTACAATGTGGTTCAACATTAACTTTGGGTTCATCAGGTAAAACAGTTACATTAGCAACTGGTGCATCACAAACAGGTTTTGGTCGTACTGGAACTGTAGATTGGTGTACAACAGCTAAAACATCTCCTTTCACTGCTGTGTCAGGTGATGGTTTTTTTATTAATACAACATCAGGAGCTATCACAGTTACATTGCCATCATCACCATCTGCTGGGGATATAGTTTCTTTTAAAGATTATGCAAACACTTGGGATTGTAATGCGGTAACAGTTGGTAGAAATGGATCAAAGATTAATGGAGTTTGTGCTTGTGCAACTTTAAACACAGAGTCTCAATCAGTAACTCTTATTTATGTAGATGGCACAAAAGGTTGGCAAGATATACAAGATTCAACTTCAAATGTTTCAGGTAACGATCACATGATAGCAACAGGCGGTACTATAACCACTTGTGGTAATTTTAAAATTCACAAATTTACAAGTGATGGTACTTTTACAGTTTCATCAGCACCCAATCCAACAAAAGCAAATGTTTCATACATGGTAGTTGCAGGGGGTGGAGGTGGAGGAAGTAATCCTAATGGTAATTCAGGTTCAGGTGGAGCTGGAGGTGGTTTTAGAGAAGGTGAAACACCAACATCACCATACACAGGAAGTCCTTTAAAAAATTGTGCAGGTTTACCAGTATCAGTTCAAGCTTATCCAATAACAGTTGGAGGAGGAGGAGCGGCAAGTTCAACTTGTAGAGGAACACAAGGAGCAACTTCAACTTTTAGTTCTATATCATCTGCTGGTGGAGCAGGTGGAGCGTCAGGACCACCAAATAATCCAGGTTCTGCTGGAGGATCAGGTTCAGGAGCAGGTGGAGGAGGAACAAATACTCCAGAGGGAGCAGGTAATACACCTCCAGTTTCACCACCACAAGGTCAACCAGGAGGAACATCAAGACCTTCACCAGGACCATCACATGATTCTGCATCAGGAGGCTCAGGTGGAGCAGGTGGAGCAGGTAGCCCAAGTCCAGATGGTTCTATTGGAGGAGCAGGTGGCGCTCATGTAAATTCAAGTATTGATGCAACAGATAGAGAATATTCAGGTGGAGCTGGTGGTACAGGAACAGTAAATGCAAGAGGAACTCCAGGTGGAGGGGGAGCAGGAGGTTCAAAACAAAATTCTCCATCTATAGCTGCAACAGCAGGAACAGCCAACACAGGAGGTGGAGGTGGTGGATCGTATGGTCCTGGATCGCAATGTGCTGGTGCAGGAGGATCAGGGGTTGTAGTAATAAGATATAAATTTCAATAATTATGACAAGTACAATTAAAGTAGATAACATACAAAAAACATCAGATGGTTCTAACATTATAAAAAAATGTGGATCAACAATTACGATTGGTTCTTCAGGACAAACTGTTGCTGTTGCTTGTGGAGCAACTACATCAGGCATGGGAAGAACTGGTACAGTTGATTGGTGTACTACAGCAAAGACAAGTCCTTTCACAGCAACAAGTGGTTCAGGATTTTTTGTAAATACAACATCAGGTTCTGTCACAGTTACACTTCCAGCTAGTCCTTCAGCAGGTGATATTGTAGCTGTTCAAGATTACGCAAATACTGCTGCAACAAATAATATTACAGTTGGAAGAAATTCATCTAAAATAAATGGAACTTGTGTAGATGGAACAATTTCAGTTAATGGTGAAGCCTATACTTTAGTTTATGTAGATGGCACACAAGGTTGGAAAACAGTTAATAATGCAGACAAACAAATTACTACTGCTCAATACATTGTAGCATCTGGAGGAACTGAAACAACATGTGGTGATTTTAAAATTCATACATTTACTTCAAGTGGCACATTTACAGTTTCTGAAGTAGGTAATGCAGGAGGATCAAATACAGTTTCATATATGGTTGTAGCAGGAGGAGGTGCAACACAAGGTTATAATTCAAGTGGTGGCGGAGCAGGTGGTTATAGAGAAGGTTTAGGTGTAAACGATTCATACACAAGTAATCCTTTAAGAAGTCCAACTGGGTTACCTGTATCTGTACAATCATATCCTATTACAATTGGTGCAGGTGGAACTGGAGGGACAGCTAATTATCCATCAACTGCTACCACAGCTCAAAAAGGTAGTGATTCAATTTTTAGTACAATAACTTCAGCAGGTGGTGGTTCAGGTTCAGGTGGTGGTGTAACTAGACCATCTGCTGTAGGTAATGGTGGTTCAGGAGGTGCTGGTGCTACTGGTAACACACCTCCAGTAAGTCCACCGCAAGGTAATAA